CATTATGGCATCATTGGCTGAAATAAGAGCGAAGTTAAAATCTCAAGAAGTGAATCGCTCCACTTCCAACACAGGCGGAGACAACGCCATCTACCCACACTGGAATATAGCAGAAGGCTCAGAAGCAGTTGTTAGGTTCTTACCAGATAAGGACACAAACAATACTTTTTTCTGGACTGAAAGAAACATGATCAAATTACCTTTCGCAGGTATAAAAGGTCAGACTGATTCTAGACCAGTGCAGGTACAAGTACCATGCATGGAGATGTATGGCAAAACTTGCCCAGTACTGACAGAAGTTAGACCATGGTTCAAAGACAAGAGCATGGAAGACATGGGCAGAAAATATTGGAAAAAGAAAAGTTATATTTTCCAAGGTTTTGTAACTACAAACCCGCTAGCGGAAGACTCAACTCCTGAGAATCCAGTAAGGAGATTTATAATTGGACCTCAGATCTTTAACATCATTAGAAGTGCATTAATGGATCCAGAGATGGAAGAAATGCCTACTGATCTAGTTAAAGGTGTTGACTTTAGAATTACTAAAACAACTAAAGGTGGATACGCTGACTACTCAACATCAAAATGGTCAAGAAGAGAACGTGCATTAGATGAGGCAGAGAGAGCCGCAATCGATACACACGGTTTACACAACCTAGGTGACTTCAGACCAAAAGAACCAACTGAAGCAGAAGTAAAAATAATCAAAGAATTATTTGAAAAATCTGTGGAAGGTGAGGCTTATGATCTTGAGCAGTATGGACAGTACTTCAGACCAGCAGGCGTGGCTTACCAAGGTAAACCACAGGTTGCAGTACCAACAGCATCGGCTCCGGCGGCAACACCAGTAACAGAGGCGGCTCCGGCGGCGGCTCCTGTAACTGAAACAGCACCAGCACCACAACCTGAGGCGGCTCCGGCTCCAGCAGGCGACAGTGCCAAGAGAGCAGAAGACATCTTGAAGTTAATTAGATCAAGACAAGCAAAATAATCTGACATTTTACCAAGGCCCTGATATTGACGTTAGGGCCTTGGTATGCTAAAATAGATTACACAAAGGACAAAAATTATGACAAAAGTATTTGACGCAACAAAGTTTAGAAAAAGTATTACAAAGTCTATTCAAGGACTGGGCATAGGATTCAGTGATCCAACAGATTGGATATCAACAGGAAACTATGCATTAAACTATTTGATGACCAGTGACTTCAACAGAGGTATCCCACTAGGCAAGGTAACAGTACTTGCAGGTGAATCAGGAGCAGGTAAGAGTTACATAGCATCAGGAAACATTATAAAGAATGCACAAGACCAGGGCATCTTTGTCATACTGATCGACACAGAGAATGCACTAGATGAGAAATGGCTACAAGCATTAAAAGTGGACACATCAGAAGACAAACTTTTAAAATTAAGCATGTCAATGGTCGACGATGTGGCAAAAACTGTTTCAGAGTTTATGAAAGGTTACAAAGAGCAACACGCAGACAACAAAGAAGGTGCACCTAAAGTCCTATTTGTAATAGACAGTTTAGGTATGATGCTTACACCAACTGACGTAAATCAGTTTGAAGCAGGTGACATGAAAGGCGACCTAGGTAGAAAACCCAAGGCACTTACGGCACTAGTAAGGAACTGTGTTAACATGTTCGGATCATGGAACGTAGGACTTATAGCAACGAACCACACATATGCATCACAAGATATGTTTGACCCAGATGACAAGATATCAGGTGGACAAGGATTTATCTATGCCTCTAGTATTGTGGTTGCAATGAAGAAACTTAAACTTAAAGAGGACGAAGCAGGAAACAAAGTAACTGATGTAAGAGGTATTAGAGCCGCTTGTAAAGTTATGAAAACCAGATATGCTAAACCGTTCGAAGGTGTACAGGTTAAGATCCCATATGAAACAGGAATGAATCCATACAGTGGATTAGTTGATCTTTTTGAGAAAAAAGGCCTACTAGTTCAGACAGGAAACAGACTGAAATATATCGATAAAGCGGGTAAAGAACACATCGAATTCAGAAAGGCATGGGTAGGTGATAAATTAGATATGATAATGGCAGAGTTTAAAGAAGAGATGCCTGCAGAAACAACGGAAGAGAACGAAGAGTAATGATAGATTTTACACATGAAGATATCGAACGTTTATGGAATTCGATAATCCACTATGTGCCAGAAAGACAAAAACTGGACATGGCAATTGACTTTATTAAGAGCCTAGAAGATATTGGTGTAGAACATGATGAGATAAAAGCGTCTGCAGAATACGATCCTAAATTAGAAGAAGCAATTAATACTGTATTCGAAGAGGACGATGAGTCGGACGGATATGGTGATGATGATTAATTGGTACAACGAAGTAAGTAGAAATCTCGATAAGATACCTAACTGTGTTGCGTATTTTGACAAGGAACTACTAGAAGCAAAGAAGCAGTGCAAAATATACGGTAATCTAGAAAGAGCAAGTGCATCATTACCAGGAATAGTAGAAGAAAGATTCAGTCAATTGCAACAACTGGAAGCAATATTAGAATACCTCAACATCGAATTAAGAAGACTAAGATCAAAAACTTTTAGGAAATATTTAGAAAATTACAACAGAGCATTATCAAGCAGAGATGCAGAGAAGTATGTTGACGGCGAGGATGATGTTGTTGACATGGATAAAATTATAAATGACTTTGCATTGATAAGGAATCAATGGTTAGGCATCACCAAAGGTTTAGATCAAAAACAATGGCAAATTACAAACATTGTTAAATTGAGAGTAGCAGGAATGGAAGATGCCGACATCAAATAGAGTAATCCTTACAGACGTTGACGGAGTATTGTTAGAGTGGGAACACCATTTCACAAAATGGATGTTACAAAGAACACTGTTTGACCAAAGAGGTGCTAGGTATCACCCTTACAGATTGTTACCCAATAAACAAAATACATACGAGATGGCAGACCGTTTTGGGTTGACCAAAGACGAAATACGTAAAGAGATCAGAGAGTTCAACAGGAGTGCATGGATGGGCACACAAAGACCCATGCTTGAGTCACAGACTTGGGTCAAACTTATGGCCGCAGAGGGGTGGACATTTATTCCTATCACATCTCAGACATCAGACATACCTGCACAGCATTTACGTAAGAAAAGATTAGGAGAATTATTTGGAGATCATGTTTTTACCAATTACCATATTCTAGGCACAGGTGCCGACAAGGATGGGGCATTAGCAGAGTTTCATAACACCGGACTATATTGGGTCGAGGACAAGCCAAAGAACGCTGTAGCCGGGCTCAAATACGGTTTAAAGCCTATATTAATTGACCATGAATACAATCGAGACTTTCAACATCCTGAGGTTATACGTGTAAGTAATTGGAAAGAAATACACCAAATTACGTCTGGAAGAAAATGAAAATATACGTAGGACACGACAGTAGGGAAGACATAGCATACCAAGTTTGTGAACACAGTATAAAAAGAAGAGATCCGTCAGCAGAAGTACAACCATTAAAACAGAACGAAATGCGACAACTAGGCATTTACACACGTGAGCCTGATAAACTTGCCACAACTGAATTTACATTTACCAGATTTTTTGTACCATACCTTAACGACTACAAAGGATGGGCAGTGTTCTGTGATTGTGATTTCCTTTGGAAGATACCAACAAAAGAACTAGAACAATACTGCGATGATTCCAAAGCGATAGTTTGTGTGCAACACGATTACACCCCGGAAGAAGGATCAATCAAGATGGACAACCAAGTACAGACAGCATACCCAAGAAAAAACTGGTCAAGCATGGTACTTTGGAATTGTGGACATGAAAAGAATAAAATGTTGACACCAAAATTCTTAAACAAACAGACTCCAAAATTCCTACATAGATTCAGTTGGTTAGAAGATTCAGAGATTGGATCACTGCCACACGAATACAACTGGTTAGTAGGTTGGTACAAAGAACCTAAAGATGGTGCACCAAAAATACTACACTACACAGAAGGTGGACCTTGGTTTGATGGTTACAGAGATTGCCAGTATTCCGATGATTGGAAGAAAGAACTTATTAATTTATTCAGTGCGTAATGGAATGGAACAAACTACAGCAGGATCACTATCACGACCAACCGGTAGAACACATCTGCATAACGACATTGGTCGACACAAACACCTATGACAGGTTGTACGAAAATCAAAAAGATCTAAACCACCAAAGTTGGCAGGAATTCAAAAAGGAACACAACACCAATTGTGCCTTGCGAGAAAGCGTGCCGGATATTGATCTAAGTAAGGACATAATTTGGATTTGGTTCTTCAAAGAAAGAAGTGATCAGACTGCATCTTACGTACACATCAAAGGCAAACAGATAAGGTATAGACCCAACACGTTTTTAATTACTAAATCAAAAGACATAAAATTCGTGTATGCCACAAGGCGATACATTAGAAGTCCTTTCATCCAACTGGATATGAGTGAAGATGACTACGATAATATCTTAAAAAGATTTGATAAACCTGCGTAAAGAATCTACGTCAGATTGTAAATGCCTATCTCTTACTTTTGTCCAAACAAAGTTATCTCTTTCCCGTATGTTCAAATTTTTACGTATCTGCTTACCTGCGTTGTCATCTAGTATCTTTTTTGCCTTGAATTCTACACTAGGAAGATACAGGCACCTATTAATAGTACGTGCAACTTTCTGTGTATATGAATCAACATGCCAATGCCAGAAGAACGGTGGAGCAAGGTAACCTAATGTTTTTGTCCAATTTTTATGCACTGCAAAATGGGCCGCTGGTAAGGGTTCGTCTGGCCATAATTTTGTTCTATCGCCTAAATCCTTGCTACCTTTTATTCTTCCATCACTAGGAACTACCATTAGTATCTTGTCTTTGTACTTGTTAATTTCGTCTGTGATAAGTTGATCCCAGTGTTTGGTCTTCACTTGTACATCGTCTCCAATGAGCATTACGACATGATTGCTTGCCTTATCGCACATCAAGTTCCAACTGTAACAGGTGGACTGATTAGGACCCACAACATAATTTTTTTCATGTAGTAGATCTTTGTACTGTCCTAACGTGTTGTCGTCGTCGTTAAGATAGAAAAGGAATTCAGTATCGCCTTTTTGTGTCTCTGTCGCAGTGTCTAATAATCTTTTTGCTAGTTGAGGTCTACCCCTAGATGGACAGCAGAAAGAAATCATATCAATTTATTTTTCCAAGTTTCCGGAGTGATATCGTTTACTATTTCCAAAGGCAAGTGATACTGGAATTTTTTAGTGCCCCTTGTCCTTATATATTCCGCAGTCTTACTCACAGACTGTCTCATATTTGTAGATGTTTTGTAGTCCAATAATTCACGTGCTTTGTCAGATGAACAGGTTGCAAGTTTAACTTCTTTGGGCCTGTCTTTGTGATGTATAGGATCCAGATTAATCCCTGTTTCATTTGCACAGGCTTCTGCTAGTTCGTTGATCGTTACTGGCTCTTCATCTGGACCTATGTTTATAACTTCACCAACAACGTTGTCATTGAAGGCAAGTGCGTTTAGACAATACAAACAATCATCTATGTAACTGAAACATCTTTTTTGTTCGCCGTCTCCGTATATGATAGGTTGTTTGCCTTGCAACATCCTGTTCAACATGATAGACATTACATTCCTAAAAGGATCGTCATACTTCTGCCTCGGGCCTACAATGTTGTGAGGAACGGCAATCACATACTCAACTCCGTGTGTTTCACACAAGTTTCTCAATACATCTTCTCCGGCCTTCTTTGCAATACCGTATGGATCCTGCGGCCGACATTCGTAATCTTCTTTGTAAGGCAACTTGTCATGCTGACCATACCTGGCCATGCTTGAGCAATACACGATACGTTTGACCTTGTTTCTTATTGCGGCAGTAATGGTTGTGACAGATGCTTCAAAAATATTTCTAGTAACTAACACAGGAGAAAATACAGACAGTCCTTCATAGGCAGTGGCGGCAGTGTGGTACACTATGTCACAACCCTCCATTGCCTTGGTCATGTTCTCCAAATCGCAACAGTCTACTTGGTGAAACTCCACATCTTGTGGTACATTATCTGTGTAACCACCTATCATGTTATCATTACCAGCAACGGTATGACCTTCCGATATCATTAAGTCTGCTAGATGTGATCCTAAAAAACCTGCTACACCTGTGATAAAAATTTTCATTTTGAGTATTTAATTTAAGTTATGGACGGTAGAAAACTTTGTCTGGCCAGTGGTCCATCAGTATCTTGAATCCTAAAGTTTTTATATGTGTTTCAATTTCAATATTACTACTCCCATATTTTTTAGTATTGTTGTTCAACTCTATCATTATGTACTGCACATTTTCCAAAGTGTTCTTTGCACCTTTTAACACTTCCATTTCATAACCTTCCACGTCTATTTTAATTAAATCTACGTCAGGAAGTTGTAGACTATCTATGGTGGTCATGGTGATGGAACCCTCACCTATTACCCTTTTACTCTGTGTAAAATTATCTTCCGACAAAGATATCTTTGTTTGTTCAGCACCTATGGCAAGTTCATGTGTATCTATATTACCATTAACATTTTTTGTAAGACACGAATAGTGAAGCCTTTCTGGCTCAAACGCAACCACATGATCGCAGTACTGCTTCATTGCCATACTCCATGTGCCCACCCATGCACCTATATCTAAAGCACATTTAAATTTCTTATTATCTTTACTACAATAATCTTGGAATTTTAAAAGACATTTGTTCTGAGTGAATGGTTTTCCTGCCCTCCAATCTTCTATGTGGACATCATTGCTAGGCACCCAAAATCCATTAATTTTTTCTATGTTCATAGTATTTCTTCGACTAGCGGCATCAATTGTTCCGCCCATGCTGTCTGGCCTTCTACGTTTGGATGTTCGTCTAACTCCGATACAACCATTTTATGTTTTAGGCACCAACCATGTTGCGTTTCATTGAAACTGCCTTGCAACCTATAATAATTTTTTTGATCAACCATACCTAATAATTTTTTACACTCATCCGTTAAGGGATCATCGAATCCATTGTAAAGGGCATTGTACATTAAGTAAGGTACACGATTTGCATTACAAAAATTTTGCATATAGAGTATCTGTATCGCTGTCCTTATCTGCCCTTCTTCTTCTATCGCAGGGTAGTATTCTCTAACACCTTTGTTTATCCATGGATCAAATTTAACATCCTTGTAGTTGACCTGATCATCTATGCCTACCATCTTCCAGGTGTGCCAGTGGCTAGGATTACTGTGATACTTTTCTCTTACTCTAGTAAGTCCTTCTCTTCTGTTGTGACTGGTGATACCGATCAACACAAACGTTTTTCTAAACTGTATATGTAACAATCTTCGCAATATCATCTCGTTGCTGGCACCGTTTTGTGAAATAGGATTGTACTTCCGATCTAGTTTATCCGCTAATATCTTGCCAACGTTGGTGGGTTCGTTAGGAATTATCAATTCGTGTTTTTTCTCAAACTGTTTCTTACGATTTTTAAAATGTAGATTGGCTCCCCTCTCCAGTCCGGGTATAAATGTTGGTACTGCGTTGCCAACAGCCATAGAACATCCTAAATGTATCAATCTTTTCACAGCAATCCCTTGTCCATCAATATTTCTATTGCACGCCCATTTGCTAACTCCTCAGGGGTAAACTGTTGGTATGCAAGACTGTACAACCACTCTTCGGGACCTCCGTAGTAAGGATTTTCTATGTCGGCCAATTCGGTTCCTGCTACGTCAGTCGCAAAGCTCTTTTCATGACAGAACACCGGGACACCTTCACACATGGCCTCTACCGCGGAGATAGAACAACTGGTCACAACACACCACGCCTCTTTAAGATCCTCAGATAGGGGTACCTTGGCTTCACTCGGTCCTGACGTACCCCTGCCCCTAGGCTTGAGTCGAAGTCGTATAGGTCTGTCTGTGTATCTCTTTATTTTTTCTATAGTGCGATCTATCCAATCAGGCTCATCTATATAAGTGTTAATGCTGTCCGAACTAGGACAAACCAATACGTACTTGCCAGCGAACGCAGGCGCCTTTAACTTCATGCCAAACTTCTCGAATCTGTCTGGCTTACAGTCTTTAATGTAAGGTACGTGTATGTTATTCTTGCAAATACGCCAGTAATGATTGTCTGCTTTGAGATTGCTGTTGTCAAATCTTCCAAAGTATGGAGTATCCGCAAACCAATAATTATGATTACGTGCCTCCAACTTCTGTATCATTCCCATGTTGTTGTTAACAAATCCCCAAAACATGCTGTTGCTAGCAGGGTCTGTCTCAACTGCATTGTCTAGTTTTGTTATCTGCTCAGGCCAAGATTTTGCTACGCCGTTGAACACTTCCCACGCCTTGCTTTTTGGATTATTAAATGGTGCGTAAATTGTTAGCATCTATAAATTTTTTTAATTGTTGTGCCCATTGCTCTTGCCCTTCGGTCGACGGATGAGGATCATGACGACTTGTTACTAATCCTTTTTCTAAAATAAATTCTAATTGACTTGTTTCTGGTTTGAAAAATCTTTTCTTGTTAATAGCATTTGCAATAATTTTAAAATCACCTATATTTTTCTGA